AGAAATGCCTTTGATAGCGCACCTGTTACAGAACCTAAATCGCGACCTGTGGACGCACTGATATCTAAAGCAATCTGTAATAGTCTTTGAGATTCGGCTGAGTCTTGAGTGGCTATCGCTAAAGTCTGATAAGCAGGGCGTAACTCATCATCAAGGATGCCAAATTCTTTTTGTAACTTTTGGATGTAGGACTCAGAGGCTGCTATATCTCTACCAAGCCCAACGTTTCTAAGAGCTACGGCTAATAGTTTTTGAGCCTTCTCATCGGCTACTGCTGCCTGTACCGAGGCTTTGCCATAAGCCAATAACTTTTGTGTGCTGTAAAGCCCAATAAATGCTTTACCAAGTTTGCCAGCAGTTTTGCTAAGTTTGTCTGTTGCAGTCTCAGCCTTCTTAAAGGCATTACCACCTGTGAACTCGGCTGCAATATCTATGACTACGTTTGCCATGATTAGCCTCTCACTGTCGCTCGTTGATTAAGTTTGTCTGATGCCATCTTAATTGCTTTAAGCACACCATTTCTAGCTTTGCCATTGTTTTCTTCATAAGCACGATAAAGCAAGCGACCTTGCATCATGCCTTTGCCTTTAAGAGGTGCGCGAAACTTGCCATCTTGGTTTATAACAAATTTACTGTCAGGGCTTAATTTTCCCATTCTTTCATAAATGGAACCTGCTCTGCTTTTGTTAAAAACTTGAGCAAGAGATTTAAAACCTCTGCGATTAACCTTTGATGGAGTTGCCTTGAACCCAATACGAGATTTAACCTCTGAAGGATTGAAAGTAGGAAATGAACCCTCAGACATTTGGCGAGGAAGCCATCCGCTTAAAATGTCTCCGCGATCTGGGACATAACCTTTTGCTGATTGGCTAATAGGTTTAATTGCTAACCTAATTTGTTGTTGAGTTTCTTTAGCAAGATCGGGAGTAAATTTACGCAAAGCCTTACGAAGATTAACGGCGCCCTTTACGCTTACTGGCATCGTCTATCTCCTTTGCTTCATCCTTGAGACCTTGTAGAAGTGCATCTAGCATGGTCTTATCTAGTTCTAACAGTTGCTGTGGCGCGATCCCCAACCTAATGCTTAACCTAGCAATAAGGTAGGTGAATGGTTGATCGCGCTTTAAGCTAAAGGGTCGGAGTCCTCGACAGAAACCGATTTAAGGGTTTCTATAAAATCCATCCCATAAGGCTTAACAGTTTCACCTGATCTGCGTGTTATTTCCCAAGCTAACCAATACACATGACTTTGTAATTCTTGATCTCTGAAGCTCTTGTGAAACCCCATCTTTGCGTACTGCTCAAATGCGTATTCAACAGCGGGAGTAATCTCGCCTTCTAGTACGCTTCCATCTGTACGAACGATCTTTAACTTTGCCATGTCTTTGCCCCTTAGTTAGTTTTTTAGAATGTGCCTGTAGTGGCTACTGCAACAGTTGAGTTAGCAGTAAATGTGATTGACTGTGTGCCGATATCGCCAACAGCACCATTGATGTCTGTTGTGTTATTGACTAGCAATGAAACTGTGTACAGAGGGTTAGTAGCAGATACTGCTGTTCCCTTTGTCTGTAGGAATACAGCTGTAACTGTTGTTCCCCATGCAGCTTGTAATGTTGCCAATACGTTTGCAGATGCTGTGTCGTTAAGGAAGTCGATTGTCACTGTTGATGACTCAAGACCCTTTACAAACTTGTGTGAACTGTCACCCATTGCAGTAACTTCTAGTTCATCAAATACGCGGTTGATTGTTACAGATGTTACATGGTCAGAAAGATCAACAGAGTTAATCTTCACGCCGACCAAGTTATTTAGAAATACAGCCATGAGATTATTCCTCGTCTTTCTTAGTAGTTGCTGGCTTTGGTGCTGCTGGTGCTACCTGCCCGATTTTTTTCAGGAAGGCTTCGTTTTCTGTTTCCCACTCGGACATATTAACTCCAACTCGTTAGGATTGATACTGACATCTCGCAGCTGAGCAGATCGCCTGATGCAGCATTGAGAACGCTTGGTGCGCTTATTGCGCCTACATTATAGGTCAAGGCAGATGCGTTTAACTTAGTGAACACACCAAGAACTGCATCTTCTATTCCATTGAGGTTGCCTTCATTGTCAAACAAAGGCACTGTAATAATAATCTTAAAGTTAGCCATCGGGCTGATCGTAATATGCTGGTTGTTATTTGGTGTCAAGTATGGATCATCTGGAGACACGATTACAGAATTAGCCAGGACAACGGATGGCGGGAAAGCGTAAGTCTGGTACTTGGTGTTATCTACTAGCGCAGTGGCTAAAGTAGTGCGAAGTGTCGTTATGGCTGGTGCTGGCATTAGCCCACCATTGAACGCGGATCTAGTGCGTGTGCGATCAAACCTCGCACCTTAGCGAGAAGCTGTGCGCTCATTCGGTAAGGGCTTGGCTGGAAATCGACAGCATTGCTCCCGCTTAAAGTGGCGGTGCGTGCTTGCCAGATTTCAACAGATATCATTAAAGCTGCTTGCTGGACTGCTGTGTCTGTTGTCCAGTCTGTGTAAGTCTCAGCTGCTACTGTGCCAAAAGGCTCAATAGGGTGCTTAGGTTGTACGACTGTGTGAGTCGTAGGCACTGAGATTGAATACGCTCCAACACTTGCAATGGTTTTAGATCCATTGTATTTAGTGCCAGAGTTAGAGATAGTTACAGTCTGTCCGACATAAAAGATGTCTGCAACAGGAATGTCAAAGTAAAGAGTGCCTTCGCTTACTATGTTGCTATGAGCAACTGAGAACCATTTAGGAGCCCATAGCATTGGAAGAAGGACTGCATCTGTTGCATCGCATACTTCTTGAAGGGTGGCATCTGGATACAAAGTACCGACTCCGAGAGTGCTGCGGAGTTCTGCGACTGTTGTAAGTGCCATTCCTATTCCTTTCTAAAGACTCTGGGGAGTAGAGGGCTACTACTCCCCAGAGCGACTTAGTGTGGCTTACGCCTTGTTATTCTTGAATGCGCCTGCTCCGACCTTAGTTGCAATCGCACCAAAGCCGTAGTAGCCGATAGTTACCTGTCCTGCTGCTGTTGATTCTGCGCGTAGGCGGTAGGTAGGGCTCTCATACCATGTGTATGCATCTGGGTTCACGATAAGGATTGTTCCATCGCCATCGCCAGCGTTTGTTGGATCAACATAGAGGTTAAGTCCTGCAACATTACCTGTTAATGATGTTGGTGCTACTTGACCGCCTGCGTTCATTGGCTGTGATGCTGTGTAGATTGGGCGTCCTGCATCGTTTAGAGACATGATGTTTGACCATTGTCCTGTTGATACGACCATGTTGCGAGCAAATGGGTTTGGTAGTCCTGCTGTTGCTGCGTATACAGAAGCTGATCCGCGAGCGACAATACCTAGCAATTCTGCTGCTGTTGGATATGTAACTGTTGTAGTTGCATCTGCTGTTGCGCCTGAAATAAGAGCAGCGTTTACTGCTGCGTTTGTTGTCTTTGCGTAAGCTGCTGCCATGTTGCGAACTAGCTCATCAAAGAATGCTGGAGATGTACGATCTAGAAGTTCAACAGAGAATGTCTGTTGTCCAGCGTACTTCTTTACTGATACTGATAGGAACGCTGAGTTCTGATCTGTCTCTGTAAATGCTGCGCCTTCTGCAACTTCACCGACTGTTGGCATTACTGTGATCTTTGGGATCTCGAAAGTCATACCTGCATCTGGCAATACTCCACGAGAGATTGCGTCGATTGAAGGACGGATTGTTGTGCCTAGTGGGTTGATGATTTCAGAGAGTTGGCGTGTTGGTACTAGACCAGCGTTATCTGTTGTGTCATCTGCTGCGCGTAGGTACTGACGAGCATCTTCATCACCTAGTGCTGCACGGATTGTGTTTTCTGCGTACTTAGCTGCTGTTACTTCAATGCGTGGCTTTGTGAAGTATGCTGCTGAAACAGTTGGGCGAGCAGCTTCAACCGCTGGTGCTTCAACTGGTGTTGCTTCGACTGCTGGTGTGGTGTTTTCCACGGCTGTCTCGCTTTCTGTTGGTTGGATTGTTTCTTCTACATCGGATTCTTCCGCTGCAATATCAGTAACCTGAGCAGACTTGAATGCTGGCTCTGTTACTAAACTTACTTCGACCAAGCGAGCAGCGGATACATAAGTCACGCCGTCCTTGATCTTTGACTTAAGGACTTCAGCCCCGATTGAAAGACCAGACTGCAATCCTTCTTCTGCCAAGATAAGTGCTTCTGTACCGCGCTGGGAGCGACTGATAGAAAAGACTGCGTTGATAGCATCTTCAGACTCGCTGAATGAAACCATGCGACCTAAAGGCTTCTTAGTGTCATGCTGGCTGAGCAACTTGATTGCTTTAACATCTGCAATGTCGATTGAGCCAGAGGCAAAGATAACCTTGCCCATGTTTGTTGATCCTGCTTCAACATTAAGAGGCACAATCTTGCCTGATACTGTGCGACTTGCTGAGTCTGCTGTTAGATCAGCTGAGAAGGTAATTACTTGGTTCATTCCATACCTTGACTTCCGTTAGGTGTTAGATCAGTCATTTCCATAGCCTGCTCTTGAGTGATTAGGTTGAGGCTAAGTAATTTTTCGATTACTGCTAGTTCTTGAAGTGGATCAGTACGCAAAAAGTTCTTGTCAATATCAAACTTCACTACATTGCCACGAGCAGTAATATCATCCATAGATAGGCGATCTTCAATCGCTGAAATAAATGGTTGTAAAGATAGTGATAAGAATTGCTTACGTTCATCTTGAACATTTGCATAAGTCATTGAGTTGTTCATCTCGGCAGATACATAGTAAGCAGGTACGTTGCAAAGACGAGCAATCTCAGTAGCAAGATTCTGGATTGCCTCGTTATACATCATGTCTTTAGGAGAGAATGACACTGGGTTATATTCAAGAGTAGATGTTAAGTAAGCAGTGCTGCGATTATTGCGAGCAGTGCGCCATGCAGCTAGTAATCCAGATACTTCTTTAGGATCTAGATCAGCACCGGTATTCTTAATATAGCCAGTAGCCATTGGAGTAGATGCTGCAATCGTTGCTGCCTTTTGAACGTCAATAGCAGCGCGAATTGTTTGGATACCTGTGTTTAGAATGCCAGGAAGCAGTGACTGGAAAGTAACTAAAGATCCCAGTCCATCCATCGGTAAAGTCATTCCATCAACTGCATAAGATTTTACATAAGTGTTAGTGCTATCTAGTGTGATAGTAACGCGGTTGTTTGCAATCCACTCAAAACGAGAAGGACGTCCATCTTCCTGATAGACCTCTACCACTTTCCAGAAAGCCTGCGAATATAGAAGTAACGATTCAACTGTATAGGCAATGGTGACAGATCGTGGCTGTGAGTATGAAGGTTGCTCTAACCATGCAGGTGAGCCAAGTTCTTCATTAGTAGATTTCTTGTAAAGCTCTAAAGGTATTGCTCCAATAGTTCCGCTTAAAAGGTTACGGCATCTTTGTAATGCAGGAACGCTAAGAGCATCTTCTCTGCTTACATAGGCATACTGGAAAGGCATTGCATAAGGTGAATACTCACCAAGCACTTGAGGTGCTGCTTGAGCTTGTAATTGTGTTTTAGGCTCTAGCCCAAAGGCTTGCAATAATTTACCCATAGACAGAAATTGTAGCATTTGTCAAGAGATTAGACAATATGCTAGGGCGTGTCTAAGTAATAATTTGAGGTCTAGGTGCTGGAAGCATTAACTTGCTTACTGCCATTGCAATTCCAATAATGGCTGAAATATCTCCCGCTGATTTGCGCTTGATAATGCGCCACGCTGAGTCATTAACTTTAGCAGCGCAGTTATTGAATTGACTGATCAGCTCTGTTTGCCCATTGTGAACCACTTTATGCGTTACCAATCCAGTTAATAGATCGCCACAAGCCTGATAGAACTGCTGACCTGAAACATCCTCGGTCATTACTCCAGCCTGCTTTAATCTATCGGCTATTGATTGAGTTGCGTACTTGTCATAGCAGACTAGGCGAGGTCTGTAGATATCGCACCAGCCTTTAATAGCAGCTGCAATCTTTAGGTCATCAACTGCGACTTGCGAACTCCAAGTCTCCATGATTCCAATGCCAATCCTTCCATCGGGAAGTATTTGTCCAGCGACTAGTGATGCGTTCCTTCTCGAAGGACTGACATCGAAACCAAATACAGTATAAGCCCCAACAGAGATTTCGAGTGTGTTATCGGATGTTTCTTCCAACACGCCATGAGGCCAAGGAGATTGAAGGCTGTCGATCCATTGGCACAAGGTTTCTGTGCGGGTAGTCTCAATCGGAGCAGTAGCGATTGCTTCTTCAATAGACTCACGAGAGACAGTAAATCCAAGGGCGGGATTACTTGGCACTACAGCATCACGCCAAAAAGATTCTGACGAGATGTCAATTTTGCAGTATTGTGGCGCAGAATACTCATAGTAGCCAAAGGTTTCTGGCGGGTAATCTTTAGCGCGCTCGACAAGCGAATTTAGGACTGTGCTGAAAGCATCGCCAGCGTTGCTAGTTAAAAATGTCTGGGCATTGGCTCTAGCTCTTGTCGTAGGAATAGCAGCCTTGTAACCATCCTCGGAGATTTCTCGGACTTCATCTATCCATAAAAAGTCGGCTGTGCGACCACGCGCTGAGTCTCTGGTATCTGAAACCAGATCTAAGGTTGCGCCATTAAGCAGCTCTATTCTTTCGCCACCATTGGCATATCGAACTGCCTTAGTCATAGCCTTTAACTCTGGAGTTGATTCAATGATGTAAGCGATCTCTCGAAAGGTCATTAAAGCAGTGGCTCGGTTAGATGACATGATGATGTGCTTCTTTTCATCGCCATAGAACATTCCCCAGATAACCCGAACTCTACCTAGGTGAGATTTGCCATTCTGTCTCGAAATCATGAGCAAGGCTAACTTGACCCGATATTGTTCTTTTTTATTGACCATCATCATTTGATTAAGGATGAATTCTTGATAAGGCATAAGCTTGTCCATCTTTAGACGCTCAATCATCTCTAGGACTTCACTGGATCTAGATTTGCCTTTGAGAAGTGGACTGTGAACCCTTGGCTTGGTTGCCCCTCGTAGCGGTAGTTTCTTTTTGGTTTGAGTTGTCATTGAATCGGATCAGGTTTGAGCGTAAAAGGACTGTCTGGCATTGGTTTGGACTGCATCGGGTATATACAGGAAGAAAAGACAGGGGGGGTAGCCGTCTGTGCTAAAAAAACCCCTTCTTGCTTAGATGACTTGCGTAGATTGCATGACTTGCAGAGTACTTGTAAGTTATCTAGATCATGAGTACCACCAGCCTTGCGTGGGATAATGTGGTCAATGTGCAATGGCTCTTCATCTGAGCCACAATATCTGCACTGCCTGCCATCCCTAGCAAATACACGCTGCTTATGCACCCTGTACCTACGACTGTTGAGCTTGTCTAATGCCATCCCTTAGCTCTCCAATGATCCAATGCCTTGCATGTATCACCCTTATAGATCCTATGATTCTGTATGTACTTCAATCCCCATTGTATCTGAGTATAACCATCTTGGTCTTTAAGCCATTCACTCTTACCTTGTGGTATTCCATAGACTCTATGTGTACCTGTTAGGTTGCCTATTGCCTTTGGATTCCATGCTGATTCCTTACCCCATAATATGCTTAAACATTTATATTCTTTAAGGTTATAACCTAATGCATAATAAGCATATTCTTTATAACTAACATATTGCTTTGGAATAGATCCACCTGCATCAGGCATGATGCATAGAGCTATCCCAATAGCTACTAGCACCCCGCGACCTACCCGCCTCAGCGGGTCGCGGTGAGCCTTTGAGAGGCTCTGCGCCGTTAGCGTACCATCGTTGTCAAGCATGTGCATAACTCTCCGTTCGTTATGGGCGTGTCTTTGGAGTTATCCACAGGATGTGTTTAGTGGATGTTCCAAGACTTGAATTGCATGTAAGACAAGCTGCGACTAAATTCTCAATGTTATCCATACCGCCTTTTTCTACTGGAATCACATGATCTACTGAATTGGCTTCATCACCACAATACACACAACAATAATCATGCATCTTTAGAATGATTGATCTTCGTTGTCTCCATAACCATGTGTTTGTTTTTTGGATATGTTGCGAACCTCTTACTGGGAACAATCCAATCATTACTGGATGAAATACAGGCAATTTTGATGACATTGGTAGTTGTGGCTCTTTATTCTGAACTTTAGGATTTATGCAGATTTCTTTTAGGTTTCGCCCTGTGCTTGAAAGACGATACTTATACAACTTCTGAGCAACGCCTCTATAAGGTCTATTTAATTGTTTTGCCATCCATGTAATGTCACCATTTTGATAATTAGCAAACAACCAATCAATCTCATTATCACTCCAGATATTAGTCCCACCACCTTTATAGGCTGGGTTACTATGCATCCTTGCCCCATCCTTTGCCCTTAAAGTGAATAGCAGCTGTGCTTATTGTCTTAACCATCGGCTTATTACAGTAAGTGCATGGCACTACTGGTCTATCGTGCCATCCATGTGTGATCTCTTGACTAAGATTGCAGTCTGGGCATCGGTAGTCGTAGGCTGGCAAGTGAAGCACCTCTTTATCTTGTAAGACCCACAGGCTAAGCAGCGGTCAATGTCTGCATCTGTGGGTTCGCTAGTTAGATGACCATATTGAAGTAGAAGTAGTGGCAAGAGATCAGCTAGTCGGATGATGGCGCAATACTCAGCAGCATCTTCTCCTTGTCCATTTAGCCGTATGACTCCGAAACCCAATTCCCCCGAAGAAGATGTCCGAGCCTTTAATTGCTTTAGATACGCAAGAGGTTGAAAGCCTGCCCTGGCTTTTACTTCAACATCAAACGGCACATTCACAATATCCTTGCCACTACCCCTTCCCACACACGCGCCCTGCCACCAAGTCGATAGGTACTCAGCTACTACGCGCTCTGTGCGGAAACCTCTGTGCTTCCTTGCTTGACTAGCCATTAACCATCAGTCCCATGATAACGCCACCAATGAATAGAACTAAGATCAAGATTGTAAGTAATTGCTGACGATCATCCATTGACTGCCTTGCACTTTCTGCACTGCCATGTGCCCACAATAGGCTGATTGTCCTTGAATTTAATCTCAGCAACAATGTCGTGAGCTTCTGTTGGCTCATTGCATAACTGGCAGTTGATCGTGTCAAATATCGGAACATCTTCAATGTTAGTCCACTCGCCAGTCGTTTCGTTATAGAACTCTAAGTGACCCATTATGCTCTCGCTTTCTGTGGTTGCCATTTACCATCGCTACCTATGACATACCAAATAGCAGGGCATTTGCCCTCAAAGCCTGCATGACCTAGAGCCGTACACTGATAAGCAGCCCAATCCTTGCCAGTTTTTGCACTGTGACCAGTTTTCCAAACCATGTGTCCATGCTTGCAAGTTGGTGCTTCTTGTGCTTCACCTGTACCAATGATCGCAGCTACAGTCTCCATAGCATTCTCTAAAGTCTGTGGTGCATCGACTACCTTCATGTATTCATTGACTGGAGTAGTCCAATAGTCCTGCTGATCTGGTACAAGATCCTGTACCGCTGGCTTTACTACTTTTGTAGCAACAACCTTAGTCATTTCTTCTCGGCTAGGGCGTTTTCCCTTAGCCGCATAACCTGCATTAGCAAGTGCTCTGCCGATAGCCGAAGTCTCACAATTCTCCAGTGCTGAAGTCGCATTAACGCCTCGATCAGTAATCTTTTCTTCAGCGTATCCTGTCGTCCACGCAACGCTATCACCAGCAGTCTTAAATAGATACGCCTTGATAATGTATCTATCCTTCTCGCAAAGCTCCATCTCTGTTGAAATGCGAAAATCTGGATAGTCCTTAATAAACTTCTCAAGTCTGACCTCCACTGTCTCATAATCGGCTAAATTAAACATATAGGTCGTTCTCCTCTGTTGCTAGTTGTCCACCAAGACCGGCATAGGATGCCATGTCGATCCAGTTGTCAATGTGCTGGGCTGACTGATTAGTTCTTGCAAGTTTAACCAAGACCATGATCCCTGCCACCTGATAGTCGTGAATTGGTGTCTGTAGGTATGCACTAAGGAGCATTGCGGTGTGCTGCAAGTTATCCGCAGGGTGACCATACGACAGACCACGATCGCGGATCGTGTCGGTGGCTGATAGTAAGATTTCATTGGCTTTCATTCTTCCCAGAATTCCTGTCGGCTTAGTGCGCGACCTCTGTGCCAACCTTCTCGAATGCCGCGTTCTTTTCCTAGCCTATAAAGATCTATAGCAATCAGTGTCATAGAGAATATTAACCCTATGAAACAGATCAGCAATGCTTTTTCTGTTGTAGTCATTGTGTACCTATCTGCATCCAGTGCCCTCGACTGGCTTACGATATTAGTGTGACATACCGACAAGCATTAGCTGCGTTGATTTGTATAACGAAACGATAACGATTCTCCAGCATCTACTGCATCATCGAGCGTGCGCTTTATATCAAGCGTAAAGTCGTCCATACAGGGTGAATGACCCATCCTTGTTTATAGGCACGAGCATAGGGCTAACATGATTTCCATGCGTTTCGATGACTGCCACGCTCATCTGCCAATTAGCACTGCCAGCCTTCAAATAAGAGGCTTTCTTCTTGTCCATGACATTCCCAGCCTCTAAGCCCCACAAAGTCCTGTATGAGGCTCCTATGCCCTCTGTGAAGGCACTGATGCCTGCTCTGTGAGTGTGTCCACAGACAACAGATTTACCAAATTTACGCGCTAGACTAAGGGCAGTAAGTCCAGCATTGGTGTTCATAGATCCTTCATCACCATGTACTAAGACCCAGCCTTTGTGGAACTCAAATGGCTTTTTGTGGAATCGGATGCCGAGTCCTGCGAAGTCCATAAACTTGGAGTATTCAAGCTCTGGGAGTCCAATGAGGCTAGGAGCGCGTAATAGCGTGTGGTAGAGCCTGTCTGTATGATTGCTTCGAGTGACATCTGTTGTGCCAAGTTCATAGAGAATATCCTGAGCAAGGCTTCTGTCAGCATCGAGCGTTCCTTCCCATTCTAATTTAGTGCCCTGTGCCCACTTGCTTTGTGACTGCATATCTAGCTCATCGCCTGTGTTTAATACAAGGTCGAACTTCTCTCGCTTTACTAACTTGATTAGATTCTTAACGGCTTGCTCATGGTGATAGGGGATCTGTAGATCCGATATGACCAAGTAGCGTTTCTT